TGGATGGGTAGACACACACGCTTATGATGGTTCTGTAAACTTTACAGCAGGTGCTTCTGTACCAAACCAACAGTTATTTCGCCAGACAAGACGTTATTTCCGTTATCAATCAGGTAAAGGTATTCAGTTCTCAACAGGAACAATTCTTAAGCCGCAGATTGCATTTACAACATTAACTTCATCTGGAACAACAGTTACAGTTACAAGTAAAGTACCACATAACTTAACAGTAGGTACGTATGTTCAAGTATTAGGTTTTGATCAAACAGCATACAACGGTATTTTTAAGATTGCTACTGTACCTACTGCTTTAACATTCACATATACAGCATTATCTACACCAAGTGCAACTACTGCAACATCAACAGTACCATCTATTCCTCACGTAAGCCCATACTCTTGGTATGGTTCAAGCAATAAGATTGGTTTCTTTGATAGTCAAAATGGTATCTTTTTCCAATTTGATGGTCAAACATTGTATGTTGTATTAAGAAACAGTGTAAACCAAATTACTGGAACAGTTACAGCCACACAAAATAGTTCTTTAGTAACAGGCGCAAATACACAGTTTACAACTCAACTGGTTGTTGGTGATTACATTGTGATTCGTGGTCAAACGCACCGTGTAACAACTATTACAAGCGATACACAGTTGTATATAACACCTGAGTATCGTGGTTCAACTATTGCAAATGCATTAGTTTCTAGAGTTGTTGAAGTAAAAATTCCTCAGTCACAATGGTGGGATGTTTGCGACGGTTCAAACTCTGCATCTAATCCATCAGGCTATAACCTAGATCTTACTAAAGTACAAATGTTCTACATGGACTACTCTTGGTATGGTGCAGGTGTGGCAAGGTTTGGTTTCCGTGCTACAAATGGTCAAATCATTTATGTGTATGGGTTCCAAAACAACAACGTACAGTATCAAGCTTATATGCGTTCAGGCAATTTGCCATCGCACTATGAGCAAAATACTGTATTGCCATTAACAACAATTACATCAAGTATTGGAACTACTGACACAAGTATTAATGTGTTAAGTACAGTAGGGTTTAATCCTGCCGGTGGTACAGCTCGTATTATTGGTAATGGTACAGCTGGAGTAATTGAGTACTTTACTTATACAGGATTAACTTCTACAAGTTTAACTGGACTAACTCGTGGTACAACAGGTGGGGCTGCTGCAACAGCATTTACATACTCAGCAACTGCTCCGATTGCAGTTGAGTATGCATCGCCTGATACAGCCGCTCAGTTGTCACACTGGGGCTCATCTGTTGTGATGGATGGTGGCTTTACGCAAGACGTATCCGCTATTTATAACTATGGTATGACATCAGCTGTATCTACATCTAGTGCAACTGCTGTGCCTATTATGGCAATCCGTGTTGCGCCATCTGTCGATAACGGAACTGTTGGAACACTAGGTGTTAAAGAAATTATCAACCGTTTGCAATTGCAAATGCGTGAAATTGCTATGTTAACAACCACAAATTACCTGGTTCAGTTTATCTTGAACGGTGTTATTGGTGGTACAAGCGGGTTTACTTCATTTGCATCGCCAACGCAAAACAACACTAACACAACTTCAATTGTGCAAGTGGCGACAAACACAAATACTGCAACTACTATTACAGGTGGTGAGTCTATTGCGGCATTCTTTACAAATACTGCCGGCCAAACAACTTTAGACTTAACTTCAGTTGCTCCGTTTGGTAATGCAGCACTTGGTGGTGGTTTATCAAATACAGTACCAACAAGTCAAGCAGGAACATACCCTGATGGCCCAGATATTTTATATGTCACGGTTAGCCAGGTAGGTTCAAATGGTACAGCATTTGCTCGTTTATCTTGGCAAGAATCACAAGCTTAAAGGTGTTGTATGCCATTAATCAAGTCTAAGTCTAAAGAAGCATTTAGTAAGAATGTAGCAGCTGAAGTTAAAGCAGGTAAGCCTGTTAAACAAGCAGTTGCTATTGCATACTCTACTAAAAGATCTGTAGGTAAAAAAGATGGCGGTCACTTAAAAGAAGTGACTAAAGACAAAAAAGGATTGTCTAAGTTACCCACAGAAGTTCGCAATAAAATGGGCTATATGAAAGAAGGTGGCAAACTTCCAGGCTTATGGGCTAATATTCATGCTAAACAAGAACGTATCAAGCATGGTTCTGGTGAGCATATGAGGAAGCCTGGAAGTAAAGGCGCACCAACTGATTATGATCTTAAGCATTCACAGTCTAAAAAAGAAGGCGGTGATGTTAAGTTATCAATCAAAAAAGGCGAGAAAAGACCTACAGACGAAGGTGCAGGACTGACTCAAAAAGGTCGAGATAAAGTTAATCGAGAGACCGGTAGTCATTTAAAAGCGCCACAAGCCAAAGGTTCTAGACATGATTCATTCTGTGCTCGAATGAGTGGCATGCCTGGTCCGATGAAAGATGAAAAAGGTAGGCCTACTAGAAAAGCTGCTTCGTTAAAGAATTGGCATTGCAAAACTGGTGGTCAAGCTAAAAAGTATGACATAAAAGGTTGGTAATCCATGAGCACTAGCGGAACAGTTGGTACAACAGTAATCACTGTCCAGAATATGATTGACAGTGGTGCTAGACGCTGTGGAAAATTAGCCGAAGAATTAACTGTAGAGCAAATACAAGCTTCTAAACAAGCTTTATATTATTTGCTTTCTAATTTAGTTAATCGTGGTATTCAATACTGGTGCATTCAAAAAGTAGTGTATGGGTTAATTCCTGATCAATACATTAATTATTTGCCTGTCGGCATGAATGACGTATTAAATGCTAACTATAGAACGGTTACCCAAAATACTACAGGTGGCTATAGTACTACAGGTAATGGTTCATATGCTTTTGATGGTCAGTACACAAATATTTGTCAGTGTACTAATAATACTAGCTCAATTGGGATTAACATGGGCACCGGTAACGGTGTTTATATGGGAACCATTGGAATTCTTCCTGCAGTTACAGGTTCTGTCACTGTTGTGTTGCAGTATTCACAAAATAACACTAACTGGACAACAATTTATTCGCCTGGTGCAACAAATTGGGTTTCTGGAACTTGGCTTTATTATGATTTAGATCCATCAGCAACTGCGCCTTATTGGAGAATATTACAAACTTCTGGCATCAACATGGGTGTTTACCAGGTAGTTTTTGGTTCAAATGCAACAGAGATACCTTTGGCAAGGTTAAATCGAGATGATTACACCAATCTGCCAAATAAAAATTTTACAAGTTATAGACCATTACAGTACTGGTTTGATAGAACTATTCCTCAGCCATCTATGTATTTGTGGCCTGCACCTCAAAATTATGCACCACAGATTGTGGCTTGGTGTGCTAGATATGTACAAGATGTAGGCGCTTTATCAGGTTCATTAGAAATCCCACAGAGATGGTATCTGGCCATTCAGAATATGCTGGCTCAACAAATGGGGCTTGAACTCCCTAATGTAGACCCAACAAGATATGGAATTGTAAAGCAAGAAGCTGCAGAAACATGGCTACAAGCTGAACAAGAAGAAAGAGACAAGTCACCGATTTATTTTGCCCCTAATATTTCACCATATACAAAATGAGTAAATGGTTAGATACAAGAGGAAACACAGTTTTATCAATCGCGATCTGCGATCGTTGTAAAATGAAACGTGCTTATAGCGATATAAGCGAAGACAGAAATATACCCGGGCTTAGAGTATGCAATGAAGGTTGCAATGATGAGCGTGATCCTTATAGATTACCAGCTCGACAGCCTGAAAAAATATCAATACGCTTTCCTAGACCTGACGCAGATGTCGGTGAGAATCAGGATGCAATTACTACTGATCCAAATATAGTGAACAGCCCGTCACAAGACCCAAGTTTGCCATCCACTGCAGGTGAGTGGGGTATTGCACCTGAGACTTCTCAGAACCCTCTTGATGGTAACTTAGACAATTTGAGTCCTTAATATGGCAAACATAAGAATATCTCAATTACCAGCTGCTTCAACACTGACAGGTGCGGAGCTGGTGCCACTTGTTCAAAATGGTCAAACCGTTCAGACGCCTATATCTGGTTTTTCGGCAACATTTACATTTACTCAAACATTTTTAACAATAGGCAATCAGTCTTCTACACTGCCTGGTTCAAGATATATTGCAGTTTCAACAGGTCTTACAGGAACTGATGGAGGTGCAGGAAACCCATATACATTATCTATTTCAAACACAGGCGTAAGTGCAGGGACATATACATTTCCAACAATTACTGTTAATGCGCAAGGTCAGATTACAGCCGCAAGCAGTAATACAGGTGAAATCACATCCATTAGTTTTGGAACAACGGGGTTAACGCCTAATACACCCACAACAGGGTCAGTCGTTGTTGCAGGGACATTAGCCACGACTAATGGCGGTACTGGCTTAACTTCATTTACTTCAGGTGGTGCAGTATATGCTACATCCTCATCTGCATTAACAACAGGTACTTTACCTTCAGGCTCAGGAGGTACTGGCTTAACCTCATTTACTTCTGGTGGTGCAGTATATGCCACATCAACATCTGCATTAACAACAGGCACATTACCTGTAGCATCAGGTGGAACAGGAATTACGACGCTAACTGCAGGTTATATACCATACGGTAATGGAACAGGGGCATTTGCTTCTAATTCTAGTTTTACATTTACAGGCACGACTCTATATTCTCCGACCTTATCGGTTACTTCAACAATAAGCACAACGCCTAATCTGACGTTTAATGCAAGCAATTCAGGCTTCACTTCGGGTGCGAATGTTGCGGGAAGCTATTTACAGACAGTTATTCAAAACAGCAGCAGTACTGCGGGCGCTTCGACCAATTACGTTCTCAGCAATGATTTAGGAACGGATTCTAGCTATTACGGTGAGTTCGGGATGAACTCTTCAGGCTATTCAGGTGCAGGGGTTCCTGTTGACTTTTTCAGTATTAATAATGGCGTTTACTTTTCTGCCCATAATGGCGATATAGCTTATGGAGCAGGAACTGCAAATAAAAGTTATTTCACTTTTAATTCAGGTTTAAGTGCTCACGTTATTAATAACTCTGGTGCAATCGGGCTAAATACAAACCTTGCAGCAGGCACGGGTTCAGGAACAACGGGTTTCGGCACAGCGGGTCAAGTGATGATTACTCAGGGGTCAGCTTCTGCGCCAACTTGGGGTAACGTGGCGGGCGGAGGATTCTAATGTTTATAGTTATAATAGCGCAAAGGATTTAACATGGCTCAGACAGGCTATACGCCCATACTCATCTACGCTAGCGGAACAACCACTAATGTGCCTTCTGCGTCAAATTTGACGAGCGGTACAACTGGCGCTGAGTTGGCGCTGAACTATACCGATGGTAAATTGTTCTATAAGGACAACACAGGTACGGTACAAGTTTTAGCCACTAAAGGGGCTGCACAAAATTCAATCAGTTTTGGTACAACAGGTCTTACACCTAGTTCGGCAACGCAAGGTGCTGTAACTGTTGCAGGAACTTTAAACGTAGCTAATGGCGGTACAGGTGTTACAACTTCTACTGGAACTGGCAATGTTGTATTAAATACATCTCCAACATTAGTAACGCCAGTTCTTGGAACTCCTACTAGCGTTACATTAACCAATGCTACTGGACTTCCATTAAGTACAGGCGTAACAGGAACTCTTTCCGCTAGTAATGGTGGTACAGGAGTAGCAAACAATGCAGCAAGCACAATTACTATTTCAGGTAATTATGGTTCTACTTTTGTTGTTTCAGGCGCGTATTCTTATACGTTCCCTGCGGCAACAGATACCTTGGTTAATTTAGGGTCGGCGCAAACTTTAACAAGTAAAACTTTAACAAACCCAACTGTTACCAACTACACAGAAACTCTGTACGCAATAGGAAATTCAAGTACTGCGGTAACGATATCTTTGGCTAATGGAACATATCAAACAGTTACTATGACGGGTAACTGTACGTTTACCATGCCAAGTGTTGGAGCAGGTAAATCTTTTATTCTGGAAGTTAACTCTGGTGCAGGTTCATTTACAGGTACATTTACAAGTGTAAAGTGGCCTTCAAATACCGCCCCCACACTTACTACAACAGCAAGTAGATGGGACATATTGGCATTCTTTAGTGACGGTACTAATTGGTACGGTAACTATGTACAGGCGTTCCAATAATGTTTGCATCTAAAGATTTATTCTTTACCAACAATGCGGGTGGTTATAACATCAACCGTAGTGTTCGTCTACGCTCGTCTGCTTCTGCTTATTTAAATAGGACTTTTGCAACTGGAAGTGCCACACAATGGACTTGGAGTACTTGGATTAAGCGAGGAACATTTGGAACGGTTGCATATATATTTTCTCCAAATTATGTTGGTGGAGAAGGAATATATTTCAATGCAAACAATCAATTTAATATTGCTATAAACGGTTCTATTTTGCTTTCAAGCAATGCGGTCTATCGTGACCCTTCTTCTTGGTATCACATCGTTGTTGCATCTGATATGGGAAATGCAACAGCAGCATTGCGTTGCAGAGTTTATATAAATGGTTCTGAAGTAACGTCATGGGCAACAGATGCAAGGGCTAGTTATACTTCTTGGACTTATTTTAATTCAGCAGTTAACCACAACCTTGGCGTTTCAAATTCAAACTCTATTTATTTTGATGGTTACTTTACTGAAACAAATTTTGTTGGCGGTCAAACATTAACACCTACATCGTTTGGGGCATATAACGCTACAACAGGTGTATGGCAACCTATAAAGTACACAGGTACATATGGTACTAACGGGTTCTATCTGAACTTTAGTAATAATGCGTCTACAACAACACTAGGATATGACACATCTGGTAACGGTAATAACTGGACTACAAATAA